CAACTGCTGCGACAATCAACGGAGCAGACACGGAGGTCATCAACAACCATTGGGAGAAGAAATGGATTGTGTGTGATGGAACAAATTATTTTGTAATAGGTAACGGATAAGATATGGCACTAACGGCAGCGATAGACCTAACGGTCAAAAAACCTGACTTCAAGTCAATGAAGTCGGAGATTAGAGAATTAACGGTTGCAGCACAACAGGCGGTGATGCAGTTTGGCGAGTTTTCTCCCGAAGCAATAAGGGCAGAACAAGCACTTGCACAAGCTCGTGACCGAATGGATGACTTCAATGACCGAGTTGCAGCAGTAAACCCCGACAAGTTTGCTCAAATCAACACGGTTGTTCAAGGGGTTGCTCGTGGATTTCAAGCAGCACAAGGAGCGATGGCTCTCTTCGGAAACGAGAGCGAGGACTTGCAAAAGACATTGGTCAAGTTGCAAGGTGCAATGGCATTGGCTGAAGGTCTTGAGGGACTTGGTAAGATTGAGCAACAATTTACCGCCATATTCAATAATGTCATCAGCGGTGCAAAGAAAGCGTTCGCAGCAATCAAAGCCGGTATTGGTTCAACTGGAATTGGTTTGTTGGTGGTTGCTCTTGGTTCTATTGTTGCATATTGGGATGACATTCGTCTTGCAATCTTTGGAGTGACTGAAGAAACCAAAAAAGCCAAAGCCGAACAAGACAAGTACAACCAAAGTATGAAGGACTTGAATCGTGAAAGAGAGATTCTTTTGCGAGGTGAACTTGTTGGGAAACAAAGTGAATTGAATGATGTGATTGCTGAACAAAATAGATTAAGTGAACGATATGTTAAAATCCAAAAAGAACTCAAAATAATTGAGCAAGGTCGGATGCTTTCAGGTGTCCAAGCAGACGAAGAAAGAAAAACGAGATTGGAAGCCGAATTAAAAGCCAATGTATTTCGTGGAGAACAATTAATCAATGAAGAAATAAAAGTTCGTCAAGCAATCAATACACTTGAAGCAGCGGACAAGGCAAAAAAAGATGCCAAAGAAAAAGCGGATAGAGAAGCAGCAGAAAGGATTGCAAACGAAAATAAGAAAAGGCGTAATGATGAAAGAGAAGCACAATTAAAGCACCAAAAAGAATTGCAAGATGCCTTGTTGCAGATAAAAAAACAAGGGATTCAACAAGATATTGATGCCGTAAAATTTGGGACTCAAACAACTACCGCCTTAAATGAGCAGACCTATCAAAGGCAATATACCAATGCTGAAAAATTAACATTTGCAGTTAAGGCGAACCATACTGAAATGGTTGAATCGCTGATTAACTATTTTAATACAATTTCGGAATTGGCTGATGCGTTTGCGAGTAAGGACGAAGAATCACAAAGGAGAGCATTTGAAATTGGCAAGGCAATGAGATATGCTTCAACTGTATTGTCAACAATTGAAGGAACTCAAAACGCTTTCACAACTGCACAAGAATCACCAATCACCGCAGCATTTCCAGCATATCCATTTGTACAAGCAACGGCAGCAGCATTGTTCGGTGTAGCACAATTGGCAAAAATCAAAAAGACGCAATTCAAAACAACATCCGCACCAACTCCATCTCAAATGGGAGGAGGGGGATTTCCACAAATGTCCGCACCACAGGTATCATCTACATTGCCACAAGTCAGCGGATTTGAGCAGAGAGTATTTGTGACCGAAGGGGACATCTCACGCACACAAGCAAGAGTCGGAAACACCAAAAGAGTGTCCGTTGTAAAATAACGCTATTTGAATATGATGAAGCTACCAGTTTACAAATTAGACATCAACGAATGGGACGAAGAGACAGGGATTGAGTTTGTCTCTCTCGTGGAATCTCCAGCGATACAAAAGGACTTTCTTGCTTTCTCTGCTTTTGAGAACGATTACCCACAGGCAGCGGTTGACAATGCCATTCGTGGAATGGAATTGAATGAGAAAGTAGACAACGATTGTGCGACATTAGTCGGTAAAGCAAGAGCAAACCAACTTGCCAACCGTGAGAACTTGTCCCTTGAAACGATTGAACGCACTTACTCCTTCTTGAGTCGTGCGAAGGAATACTACAACCCCGATGACACCGAAGCGTGTGGAACTATTTCCTATTTGCTGTGGGGTGGTGAAGAGATGCTCCGTTGGTGTGAGAGAATCCTGAAGGTAGAAGGTCAAAAGTTTGCCATCCAAGACGAGGAGAAAAGAATCGTAACTGGAGCAGCGATGATTGCCGACCTACCCATCTATCGCAGAGATGACATTCGTGGTGAATACTATGTGGTATTTGACAAGGAGAGCATCTTCAAGATTGCCAAAAAATGGGCAAGGGGCAACAAGTACGATGCAGTCAATGCCCATCACCGCACACCCATAATGGATGGCGTGAGCTTGTTTGAGTCATACATCATTGACCGAGAGAGAGGCGTGATGCCACCGAAGGGATTTGATGAGGTTGCTGACGGATCGTGGTTTGTTTCCTACCTTGTAGACAATGACGATGTATGGGCAAGAGTCAAAGAGGGTGAGTTCAAAGGGTTCTCGGTTGAGGGCGTTTTTGATTTCCCTGAAGAGAAAGAGGAACAAATACTTGAGGCATTGAAAGAAGTCCTTTCCAAGTGGAATGGCAAGTAAAATTGCAACACCGAAACATAAACTCTAATTTTATACAAATGAACGCAAAAGAAACATTGAAAGAAATCCGCACGATGTTGGGATTTTCGGACGAAGAAACCAAAGTGGAGATGGCAACTGCCACCTTGACTGATGGAACGGTAATTGAGTACGAAGGCGAATTGGCGGTAGGAACTGCCATCTTCGTTCAAACTGCCGAAGGCAACATTCCAGCACCTGACGCAACCCACGAGGTTGAAGGTGGTTTGTTGGTTACAACTGAAGGTGGTTTCGTTACTGAAATCGTTGAACCCGAAGTTGAAATTGAAATTGAAGCCGAAGAGTTCGCAACCGTATCTGCATTCAACGACACCGTTTCCAAGTTGGAATCTGCCATCGCTGAATTGTCTGCAAAGGTTGAGTCATTGACTGCATCAAACATCAAACACAAAGAAGCTATGAGCAAAGCGATTGACCTGATTGAGAAGGTTGCTGATTTGCCAAGCGAAGAACCCTTGAAAGCACCTGTATCTACCAAAAAGAACGACCGCTTTGAAGCACTTAAAAAATTCAAAAACTCTATAAACAAATAAAACTATGTCATTTTCAGTAGGATCACTCGCTAACTACACCAACGAACAGTCAACTGATTTGTTGGTTAAAGCATTGTTCGGAAGCAAAACTTCTTCAACTTTGCAATCTGCTAACCAAGTTCAGGTAGGTGTTAAATCAGCATCAGCATTGAACATCCTTGCTTCAACCGTTTTCTTCCAAGCCGATGGTTGTGGTTACAACCCATCAGGTACAACTGCCTTCACTCAAAGAAACATCACCGTTGGTGCTGTGAAAGTTGAAGAAACTTTGTGTCCAAAAACTTTGGAAGCCAAATGGATGCAAACTCAAATTATGCCCGGTTCACCAACAATGGTTCCATTTGAAGAGCAAATCGGGGCTGAAAAAGCTGCCGTAATTGCACAAACTTTGGAAACTGCAATGTGGCAAGGTGACACCGCAAGTGGTAACCCTAACTTGAGTCGCTTTGATGGATTCAACAAAATCATCGCTGCTGCGTCTCCAGTATTGGCTAACTCTGCACCAACTGCTTTTGCTTCTATCACCGCTGCAAACATTGATGACATCTTGGATCAAGTGTACGCTAACATCCCCGCTGCCGTTGCAGAGAAGGATGACTTGGTTTGCTTCTTGGGAATTGATGCTTACAAGTTGATGTTGGTTAACTTGAAGAATGCAAACTTGTTCCATTATGTTGCAGATGCTGCACAAACTATGGAAATGGTTTATCCCGGTACAAATATGAAGTTGATTGCCGTAGGTGGTTTGAATGGTACAAGCAAGATTGTTGCTGGTTCTTTGTCAAACTTCTTTATGGGAACTGACTTGATTGACGAGCAAGAAGAAGTGAAGATGTGGTACAGCATTGACAACGATGAGGTGCGTGTTCGTTTCACTTTCAAAGCTGGTGTTCAGGTTGCATTTCCCGGAGAAATCGTTTACTTCACCCTTTAATCCATTAAGATATGCCTTGTTTACTTACTTCAGGATTCGCCCTTGACTGCAAAGATGCAGTAGGTGGCATCAAAAGCATCCACTTGATTAACTGGGCAACTTCAGGATTCACCGTTGCAAGTGGAGAAGTTACCGCAACAAGCGTTGCAAGTGGTAGCGTGTATACTTACGAACTTCCAAAAGCAACTGGATCAATGGTAATCACCACAAATGTGAGTGTTGAGAATGGCACATCCTTCAACCAGTCGGATGTTGCTTTCAAACTTCGCAGATTGTCAACCACCAAAAGAAATGAAATGAAATTGTTGGCACAAGGCAGATGTTTCTGCATCGTGAAAAACAACAACGATGAGTATTTCTTGGTGGGTAAGGAGTACGGATGTGATGTGACCGCTATGGTTGCGAACACAGGTACTGCGATGGGTGATTCAAATGGATATGAGGTTACCTTGTCAGCGATTGAAGCGGAAGCACCTTACAAATTACAAGCTGGAGTTGTTGCCTCTTTGGGTATCTAACTGGTTCGTGTTTTCATAGGAGAAAGAGGGAGGGCAATTGCTCTCCCTTTTTTGTTACATAAAAAGTTGTTCGCTATTTTGTAGAGATGTTGGTAATTAACAAAGGACAAACCAAGTTTTGGTATCTCACATTGACGGAGAAGGCATCTGCTGCGTCCTATGTATTTACATTTACTCATCGCCAAACCGAGACCATCGTCACAAGAACTTTGACGGATGTATCTGCTCACACCGAGCGTTACAATCAATTTCAGTTCATTGAAGGCACGACCGCAACCTTACTGGAGGGAGAACACGAATATAGTGTATCAACTGCTGGAGGTGTGTTGTGTGAAACCGGTATTCTCAAAGTTCAAAAGTCATTCGTTGAGAATGAATATAGTCCAACACTAAACGAAAAAATCTACATACAATGAGCAATTCAACAAGCATCATCGCTGGTGGCGATGGATTCAAGTATCATTCCGCATCAACGGTAACAGGAGTCGGATATTCAGCTCTTGTGGTTCAAGAGGACACCGTGTTCACATCTTTCTCCGTTGACGGTACAAATGTACTTTCAGCAAGAGGATTGAGTGCAGTCACTTTGCAACAAGGTGCGTATCTTCCCGCTGGTGGTTCTTCAAAAATCACAGGGTTCATCATCTCTTCAGGATCGATAATCGGTTATTAAAATGATAGGCATCGGAATTGGCACACGAAGTCGCCTATACAAAGGACAAGGATGGGACATTGTGCAAGGTTACAAGGCACGAATCACAACCGATGGTGGCTATTATGAAGGTATCTCTTGCTTACTAAACAAACTTAACAACTTATGAGCAATCTATTGAGTCAAGCCAGTTTGGTAATGATACCAAGCGGATACAAAGAGGATGTTGTATATTCTCAAATTCCCACAAGTGGTGCGGGCGATTTATCCTTCACCCGAGCATCCAACGGAACGCGCATAAATAGTGCGGGATTGGTTGAGGATTGCCCGTGGAATTTGGTGCAGTATAGCGAAGATTTTACAAATGCCGTTTGGGTAAAATCAAGAACCACAATAACTTCCAACGCAACAAATGCACCGAATGGAACATTGACTGCTGACAAATTCATAGCGACAAGCGCAAGTGGTGTGCATACTATTTCGCAATCGGGATTTGCAAGTGGGGCGTATTCATTTAGCGTATATGCAAAGGCGGGAGAAGAAACCGTTATAAGTTTATGGCTACGCAGCGCAGCAGTTGGGGCTACATTTGATTTGTCTGCGGGAACGGTTAGCGGTATAACTGTGACATCCGCAACAATTACCGATATTGGGGGCGGTTGGTATCGTTGTTTTGTTTATGATTCAACTCCTGGCACAACGGCAAACATATACGGAAGAACGGGTAGTTCATATATAGGAAATGGTGTTGATGGTTTTTTT